ATGAGTAACGCGACCACGCAAACCTTAGATGCGCAAAAACTTTATGAAAATGCCATTGCTTCAATTCAGTTAGGTCTAGAAGACTTCCAGCTTTCGCAAAAACCCTCAGAAGAAGGAGGCAATCCCGCACGTACTCTTTCTTCAGTGCGGAATCTTTATGCAGGGATGCTTCTCCTTTTCAAATACAGAATTGCCATATCGGTTGAATCAGAAGATGATGCCTATCAACTTATTCACAATCCTCCACACAAAATCCTTCCGCATCCAGATGGTGCCGGTGGTGTCGAATGGAAGCCGGATGGAAAATTCAAGCAAACAACAATAGATGTTTCTGGGATTGCAGAGCGCTTTGAAAAATTCAAGATTGCAGTGGACTGGAAAGCGATAGATAAATTGCAGTTTTGCCGGAATGAACTGGAACACCTTCATCCTCGTAATACATTTGGTGAATTAGCTGGCTTTGTTGCAGAACTGTTCCCCGTCCTGAGCGATTTTATCACCAATGAACTTAATGAAGTTCCTCAAGAAACATTAGGCCATTCCTGGGAGATAATGCTTGCTCATCAGACTTTCTATAACCAAAAGGCTGCTGAATGCGAAACATCATGGGAGGAAGCTGGTATTCCCGAAGGGATGTTTGAGTTTTTAGAAGATTGCGGATGTGGGGAATGTGGCTCTAAATTACTTAGAGCTTCCCAGCGTAGCTTGGAAGATGGGTATAGTGTTGACCGTGACGAAGAAAAATTTAATTACCAATGTATATCATGTGGATATGTTGACCTCATAGCACCCATGCTACTGGAAAAATTTGATAAAGAATTCTTTTATTGGCCTCCTGACGGAGAGGAACCAACATATGAGGAATGCTATAACTGCCGTCATGATACTTTTGTGATCGGCGAGCAAATTTGCCGTTGGTGTGAACACACCCTTGATTATACTGAGTGTAGCCTATGTGGCGCAGACTTAATGCAAGATGACCAAGATAATGAAGGTTTGTGCGGATATTGTAACTATAGAGTGCATAAAGATTAATGACCTTCTTCAGCGCTTATTAGCCCAAAGAAGAAACCGATTCATAAGGATTTTATGTTTGGTTTTTTCAGTTTTGAAAATCCGCGCTTATCCTCCGTAATGTGCCCCAGCGCTGGGTTTTCAAAATTCACCAGGTCGCCCTCCTCCCAGAAATTAGATCGTCGGAAAGTCACGTAAAATTAAAAATTACTTTATTTATCTGATGGTTACGTTTTTCATCAGATCCTTTCTTGATCCTTAAAACTGAAAAAAGCTGAAATCATTTTCAATCCTTTCAGTTTCGGTTTTCCCGCAACTCACCAGCACTGGCGCGGTCTGGCGGTCTGGTTTGTAGAAAAATAAAACTGAAAAATTTTTACGATCCAAAAACCGCAGGCGGGTGCGGTGTAGTGCGATTTTGGTCTGCGAAAGATTTTTTTGGCCGTGCTGTGACGCGCCAGCGCCCCGCTGTGGACACGATCTGTTTTAAGGGTGGCTCTGAGTGTGCGAAAAGGCTGAACGCGCCAGAGCGCCGCTGACAGCGCGTAGCGATAGCCGCTTAAGAGGTAAGAAAAGAGAGACCCCCGCCAGGGGATGAAGGGCATAAAAAAACCCGCTTTCGCGGGTTATGTACTGGACAGGTTTACTTGCCAATCACCGGGGAGTATTTGCCGTTCAGCGTGTCCGCTTTCGCTCCGGTGTTCCGGATTGCTCCCGCGTTGGTCGGTGCTCCCGTATTGCTGTGCGTGTGGCTTGCCGTTTGCTCTGCCAGCTCTTTAACCACGTCGAGCGTGTCGAGCATCAGCTGTGCCACGTTGATTGTGCCAGAGCCAATCCACACCACCGGGGCAATAATTTGCTGTTGCACGGCCGCCACGCTTTTACGTATCTGGCCAATTTTCTCGATCAGGTCTTTACCCGTTGTGACTGTCTGGCTCCCGGCTATATCCGTTTCATCATTGCCGCCGATACTCGCCACACGGTTATTCACAGCCTGGCTGTAATCCCCCGTGCATACCTGCTGAATGGCTCCGGCCATCAGCGTGAACGTACCCAGCACGGTAATTTTATCCGTGGCTTTAACCGTGGTTTCGCGGCTGACCAGATCCCGCTGTTCTGTATCGGCCTTAACCACCCGCGCCATTGAGGTTTCACTGATCGTCTGGTCTGTCTGCCTCACCCAGTCACCCGCCTGGGTGACGCGCTGCGACACTTCTGCACGCTGCTGTTGCAGCTGTTCGCCTGGCTGGATATCCGGGAGGCTGGTTCCGTCCGGCACGGTCTGCCGCACAAAAGGCTTATCCGGCCGTCCGCCAGTAAAAGCGATTTCGACCAGCGTCCCTTCAGGCGGAAACTGGAACATCCCCGAATCATTACCCGCCATAGGAACCGGCAGCGGCACAGCTGAGTAAACAGGCGTGTCCTTAACCCACATCAAGACGCACCAGCTTCCCCGTATAGTCCTGCGTTGTTCCGGCCGTAATAAAGCCCCGGCCGCAGCTGTTCAGCTCCAGCACCAGGCTGGCATCAGCCAGGTGAATTTCATCCGTTGAAAGGTACAGGCGTTTAATCGGCTTCATTTTTATCCCAGTGCATCATTCACGGGCTTGAGCACCTTACGTTCAAACCACGTCAGTTTTTCTTCATCCTCGCCAGCGGCCTGGCCACCGTTCTGGCCGCCGCCACTTCCCGCCGTTTGCTTCACGGCTTTGGTTTTGCCGCTTGCCCTGGCCTCACGTTTTTCCTGCACGCTGATATGTTCGGTCAGTGTGAACGTAACCAGCCAGGACATGCGCCCGTCCTGCGGCGGCGCGTCCAGGGTTCCGGTAAAAATCGCCTCACGGAAATTCACCGCCCGCGCCGCCTCATGCGCAACACGGTATTTCTGGCGCTGGCCGCTGGTATCTGTCGCGCTGGCCAGCTCAAAGATACGGCGCAGGATCTCCGGATTTTTATACGGAATTTCGCCGGACACGCGCAGCTCTTTGCCTTTCATGCCCTGCTCTGATTTCGTGGTTGCGCTCGTCTGGCCGGACTGGTCTTTGTCCTGAAATTGCTGCGATACGGTCACGCGCATGTTCTTCAGCAAAATGGCTTCGCCGTTAAGCGCCAGTGTCGGGTTCGAGGTCATGGATCATTCCTTTTATGCCGTCGAGATTGTCGCCAACCAGCATCATGGCGGCGGTGTACACGGAGGACTGAAGCGGAATCCCTTTTACCAGCTCCATAAGCGTTGACGGCAGATCGCCGCTGGCAGTGAACACCCATGCCCTGGCGCTTTTACCCTGCAATTCCGTTAATCCGCTGGCAATGCCTGAAATCAGGCTGTCCCGCTGCTGTTTAAACTCTCCCATCAGTTTTTTTACCCCCGTCAAATCCGCGACGGCTGCGGCTTCCTGCTGGGCTTTTTTCACCGCTGCGGCCGCCAGGGCTGCGCGGCTTGTAGGCACGGATAGCGGGATCGCCGCTGGCAAACTCTGACTGTATTTCGCGGGTATTTGCATCTTCTCCGCAGCCAGCTGCGCGGCAGACTGCGCCAGCCTCCGCACCTGGGTAAATGCCGGGCTGGGGAATACATCCACAAGTTTAGTCAGGCTGGCCATAAAGCTGTCATGCGTCTGGCCGGAAACCATCATGATCACGATATCCGCCGCTCCACCCGTTCCGGCCAGTTTCTCAGCCAGGTAATTGATCGCGTTTACCGGGCTGAGATAGGCACCGTTTTCTGTTTGTTGCCCTACCCCGTACACCCAGGGGTGTACGGGGATAACGGAACAATTCAGCGCGGCTACTGAATCACTGAATGCAATCCGCGCCTCACGCCACATTTCCCGGCACCTCCGGCCAGACAGGTGCAGTAGCATCAACCCGACTCAATAACACACGGTATTTTCTCCACTGTGTAAGTCCTTCGGCCTCTTCATCAGTAGCCATATCAAGGTCAATCGCATCCTGAAGCGTGGCAATCACGTTATTCGCCTGGTTTAATAACTCCAGTTTTTTACGTTGTGCTTCTGCCTCATAATCAACTGGTGCGGCAGTAATTTCACCATCAACAAAAAGAAACGCGCCGCCTAATGCTTTTTCTCCCGCAGCGGTAAATTCATCCGGTACATTCTCCGGCGCGACTTCAACGACAATCTGATTAATCGGGAAAATCGCGCTTGCATCATAAGAGAAATGGATAATTTCTTTCGTTTCCGGATTAAAAGAGACTTTCAACGTTTCTTGTGAAAGCGTCTTAAGCCACTGATACCAGTCATTGCCATTATCATCTTTCAGAAAAACAATATTCATCCCCGGTGATTTGGCAATGTAATATAATTCGAGTTCTTCGGGTGGGAGCTTAGCCACTTTCGCAGCAGTATATTTACCCCATTTTTCTAACGGGTCATATTTCTTAAATACACCTGATAGAATTGTCATTAAATCACCTGCGCTGTATACCAGTTGCCGTTGATGTTGTACTGAACATAACGATATTGGACGGCTGTATAGTTTGTCTTCTGCATTACCGCAGTTACGAAAGCTCCATTCGGGGCATAGGCATAATTACCATCATTGTTACCGTTATCGGCCGTTCCTGCTGAAGCCAGCCGGATCCCTCCTTGCAAGAAATTGGCTGCAACCCATGCCGACTGAGCATAAGGGCTTAAATCAATACTTACCGCCCCTTGCATACCATTTACACTGGTGACCGGATAAGGAGGCTCATTGTTTGGAGAGTAAGTCCGCACGCCGGGAGTGTCGTATAAACCCCGTCCTGCCTGGATTAACCCAACACTACTGATATTCCTCCCTGAGTGAATATCATCCTTAGCCTCAAGATAATTTGGGGCAACAACATTACCGTTCGACTGAATATTAACTGACGGCCCCTCACCAGCCCGCAAGTGGAGTACTTTATCGTCAGAAGCGTAAACAAGTCCCATTTCATCGCCTGAAGCATTGAAAAACCAAAGATGTTTATTGCCAGAACCCCGAATGATTATTGCGCTTTGACTTAATTCAATTGCACCGTTACGCGCCCTTACATCACCAGGAAAGGTAACATTCTGGTTATCTGCATCAAATTGCACTGCACGGAAATAACGCCAGCCTATGGTAGAACCATCATCTTCCCGAATGGCAAAAATCATTGTTGAATTTGTATAACTTACAAATTGGATTAACGGCCTGTTAACTCTCCCTCCCTGAGCTGGGCTAGTGGCACACACAACATTTATATAATAAAAATCTTGCGTCAAAAAAGAGGGGGTATTCGTACAGCCACGTGAATCAACGAATAATGATTCCCCAACTACAAACGGATAAGTCGCAAAATCAATCGCCCCGTGATTACATTCGGATTTAAAATTACCTTTATATCCTACTGGGATTAATTCACCGGAAGCATCATCCGCTACATCTCTAAAAGCGGCATCGCCCAGACTGCCTTTCAGAGTTTTAACATCATCGCTAACCGCCTTAATGGCCTTTGGCGTGGCTGCGAGCGTCTCAGATGCGCTGTCGGTGGCGCTACTGAGCTGGACGATACCCTTCTGCGCCGTGGTCGCGTCCTGTGCAGTATATTTCCCTTTAGCAAGGTCATACGCCGCCTTAACCGCTTTTGGCGTCGCTGCGACGCTCTCAGACGTGCTGTCGGTCGCGCTACTGAGCTGAACGATACCCTTTTGCGTCGTGGTGGCGTCCTGAGCCGTGTATTTACCGTCTGCAAGGTCATACGCCGCCTTGACCGCTTTCGGCGTTGCTGCGAGCGCTTCTGAATCGCTGTTCGTGGCACTGCTTAATTGGGTAAACCCTTTGGCCGCCGTAGTTGCGTCAGGATGGTTACGGGACTGCTCGTGTTTTTTCAGTGCATCACTGGCGGCCTGATCATCAAGCGTTCCTTTCGGACGCAGATCGGTAACGTTGCCGTTTGCATCAATGCTGGCCACTGCAAACACATAATGCTGCACCCCGCCCTGCACATAGTCTGCCAGAGCGTCCGCAACCGTGATTTTACTTTCCACCGCCCAGGCACTCGTTAACGCCCCCGTCCAGGACACGTCCAGCCAGACCTTTACCGGCTTAGTGGTGACTGTAATGTTTCGAACGGCCGCCAGCTGTGAACGCAGCCCGCGCACATACCCCACCCCTGGTGTTAGCCAGGCTGTCAGACGTGATCACTTCAAACTGATAACGGCGGCAGGTTCGCCCGTACTGCCGGATTATCTGAATCATCAGCTGCGTGTTGTCTGCAATCTGGCTGTCCGTGACACGCACCATGATCACGTCCCAGTCAATGTCCGGCTGGCGTTCAACCAGCTCCACGTAACCAATCCCCAGCCGCTCGAAAATGTTAATAAACCCCTCAACCGAACCTGCATCACGCGCATTGATAAAGGCATAGGCCACACGCTTGCGAAAGAGGCTTAACGGTTCACCGCTAAAGCGGGTAATGTCCCTGTCATAAGCAATCAAATTCAGAACCGGCTCAATACAGGTCAGCGGATCAAACTGCCGCAAAGCCAATGGCCTGAAGCTGGCGTGCCAGCGCCTTGTTAAAATCTTCATCACCCATTCCCAGAAATACGCGGGAAGGGAGATCGATAGTCCAGCTCGTTTTTACTGCCTTGCCGCTTAACTTCCGGATAAGCAACCCCGCCTGTGCGTATGGCATTTCGCTGGTTATTTCCCGGATAGTGGGCTTCTTCCAGCGCTTCCCCCGGCGCACCCGGTAGCCCAGCGCACGCAGTTTTTTTCCCTGTGCAGCAGTGGCCATCTTGCCTGGCCGTGCCTTCCCTGGCTGGCTGGCGCGACTCACCCGGACGCGCATGCCGTTTTGCTGCGAATAGCCCACCGTGCCAGCGGGTACAGGCGTTTCCCCGTTCCGGTAGCCGCCACCCTGCAAGTAGATCCGCACGGCCTGAATTTCAGGCATTTCACGGATATGCAGCAGTTTCGGCATGTTGCGCAGCATCTTCCCTTTGCGCTTTGTTTTGCGTCCTGCCCAGGCTCCCCCTTCCGGCGTTTCCTGGTTCCGCACGTTGCGTTTAGCTGCGGCAATCACGCCGTATTTCGCCATTCGCCACAGCAGCCGCTGCCGTTTTTTGGGCGGTAGCTCCATGCTGGCCAGCGCCTTTTTCAGCTCCGCCAGCTGGCGCTTGTTAAGCTCCCCTCCGGCAATCACGGCACATCGCCCACAGGCGCACCGGATTCATCCACGCCGTAAATCGTTGCTGTCAGCGCCGTCCAGATCTCCGGCTCAACCAGTGACCAGCGCTTGCCCTGCCAGGGGATTAATCCCTTTTCGTCCTCACGGATCACCAGCTCTTCCGCCATGGGAACCGTCAGGACAATATCGGCGGTTTCTTCATCGGCCACCGACACATCCCACTGCGGATCGGCCTCAGTTACCCCGATTTCGTCCAGTAATTCCCTGTCTGCCTCATCGAGCCAGGCAGCCATCAGCGACATAAGCAGCTGCGGCGGACACAGGCGATACGGGAAACGCTCCCAGCTCAGTACCGCGTCATAGCGGATCACCGCCTGGCGGTACTGCCCCAGCCCCATATCCTTTGCAGCCGGTACGAACTCCATTTCATCCACTACGCTGTCAAACGACTGCATCGCACGGGCTGGCACGTTGCTGGTAAAGAACGCCGTCAGGTTTTCAAGCTGTGTCTGATTCATACCTTTTTCACCGTTGCCCTTTTCAGCCCCTTCATGCGGCGGATCACAACTGACGCCTCTGCCAGCAATCCGGCGCGGGTTTCCGTGCTTTCCTGGCCAGGGTGAGAATCACGCCGCCCAACGGTGGCAAACTCCCCCAACAGGTCCGCTTTTGCCCTGGCAAAAACCGCCTTCATATACTGCGCACAGAGGGCATTTAACTCCCCCATCCGTGCCCCCGGCGCGTCCCCTGCGCTCAGAACACCTCTTGCCTTCCAGCTGGCTTCCACTTTTTCCAGCTCCGCATTCACCTCCGCCACGGCCGCCAGCAGCGCCTGGGCAACTGTGTCCGCCTCAACATCAGCCGGGATCGCTCGCTGTGCCTGAAAGTCCTTCAGGTTCAGGTCTGGCCAGAATCCTTCGTTTTTTAGCGGCTCGTCCTGATAATCAAGCGGCTTTCCACTAAACATGGCTCCCCCGAAAAAATAGGCGGGCTGTCCGGTTTCCACGGCGCAGCGTCACATCGTGTTTCTGCCCTCCACCGCGCCCGCCTGGCTTGCGGTAGTCTTTAACCCTGCATCAGTTTTCGGATGCGTGCGGCGATGGTCTGCCGCTGCGTTTTAACGCCGATTTTTGAGTAATACTGTTCAGCGGAGGCCAGCAGCTGATCGGCTTTCTGAAGTGTTTCCACATCATCCACACCCGCCGCTGTTTTCTGGCCATCCTCACCGCGCAGCAGCTGCAACCCGGCGAACTTGAACCATTTCGCTGTCACCTGCTCATGCAGCCGCCACCTGGTGGCCACGTTCTCAAACGTGCGTGAAAAATACGGTTCAATGCTTTCCCCGCGCCCCGCAGACTCCTCCGCCCAGGCCAGCATCGTATCGGCCACGAACGTAGGAAAATTGCTGCGCAGCCGTTCCGGCGTGGCCTGTTGCTGGGCAATGGCGATATCAGCCCACTCCAGCGCCTTATCCAGATCGCCCACGTCAAACAGCCAGATCACGCACCAGGCCAGAACCGGATTGGCATATACCTGGCCGCTGGCCAGATACGCTTCCACAGTCGGCACCCATTTGGGCAGCAGCACACTGCGCTTATGCTCAACGCGATCTGCAATCAGTGGCAGGCTTCGCACCTGTTCCACGTCTGTTTCCAGTGCCTTAATCAGCAGATGCATGCTTTCCGTGGTGCCAACGGCCAGGCTTTGCTTTAGCTTTTGTTCCATCGCAATGCGCTGGTTATGACGCTGCGCGGGTGAAAGAGACATTGATTAACCCTCCACTGGCTCAGACGGCTTGCCGATCGTCACCGCATCTTCATCAATCGCCGCGTACAGCTCCGGCACCTCGATCGCGTAGCCTTCGTTACGCAGATAGCTGTTCTCAAACTGCTTGCGGTCATCTTCAAACCTGGCTTTACGCTGGCGCGTATTACGCTGGGTGTAGATGTGAAGGTTGGAAAGCGGCGTTACCACCATGCGTTTGCCCGGCATGAACGGCGGGATAATCGCCTGACGGCCAGCGATGGTGTTACCCAGCAGCTGCGCCGCGATTTTTTCCGTTGGGCGGTCAGCAGCCTGGAACAGGCGGTACTGTTCAGCGGCCACTAGGTCAGCACCTACCAGCACCACCAGGCGCGGGTCATTGCGGAACTGTGCCGGGATTTTGGCGTTAATCAGATCGGAGGCCATCGCATCCAGCGATTTATAATCACCCGCCTGATCGAGCACCACCGGATCGGTCATGATTTGCTTGCCGCCCAGCATGGTTTTCATGATTTCATGCCAGCCAATGTTCACATCTTCGCCGTTCGGGTTGGCAATCGGGTCTGTGGTTTTGGCGCGGTGTGTACCGTTAAAGCCGATACGCAGCATATCCATGGCAAACGCCTGGGTACTGAAGGTTTGCACCAGGTTGTAAAACTCATTTTCTTCCTTCCCGGCGTTCGCCCAGACGGAAAGCAGATCCCAGCGCAGCGCCGCACAGCTGTCGGTTTCAACCAGTGAATAGGTATTGCCATCAACACCCACCTGGCGGACGAAACGGCCTGTTTCACTGCGCCCGGTATGGAGAACAGACGCGCCCACATTGACTACCTGACCACTCAGCTGGTCAACGTCCAGCGTGGTGATCCAGTTCAGGAACTCCACGGACTCCAGCATGGCCAGACGCAGCGCTGTTTCCTGCGGGTCATTTAGCGAAAAATAACGGCCAGGGTTTTGCGTGCCAAAATGCTGCGCCATACCCGCCGTATAATTATCCAGTAAATCCCGCGCACGGTTATTCAGTAACATAAGACTCCCTCGCAATTAAGCGATAATAAAAAGTTTTGCTTATTCGCGTTGCGGTTAATTACAGGTAATTAAATTTACCGGGTTTGGCTGGCACCTGACGCTGTTTGCGCTGACCGCCTTTATTACCCAGCTCGTTAAATCGTGTAACAATCTCTTTTGCATTGTCACGAATAACGGAAAATTCTTCTGTGTCCACCACTTCGGTAATAGTGTCAACATCGTCCTGCACGGAATTAAGCTGGGTTTCAATTTTACCCACACGCGCTTCCAGATCGTTCAGAGCGCTCGCCAGCGCCTGCAATTTATCATCAGCAGGTGGATCGTCCTGCGAATTTTCATCTTCAAACTTCGGCTTAATACCAAACAATTTCTGCCAGTTTTTCATCTTCCCTTCCTGCGTAATTTTACCGTTACGGGAAATCACACAACTGTAATATCCCTGTTTGTTTAATTTGCGCCGACTAAAGCGCAGCCGTGTAGTTCCTACACTTGCCGGGTTGTCAGTGACAGCCAGCCCCTTCAGATAAGTACGCTCCCCTCCGCGCCAGTTCAGTTCCGGCTCTACGGAGAAATAAAGCAACTGGCCTTCGTCGTTAGCGTAAATCAGGCGCTTATTCGGGCAAAGGCTGACATACAGCCTTGCCAGCCCGTCATCGCCGTCCTGCCACATCGCTTCCAGCACTTCACCAAAGTTTCCGGCGTAGCGCTCATGTTCAGGCCAGAGTAAGGCGGCGTAATGGTCAGGGTCATAGGTTTCCCCCATGTCGATAATCCATTGCCGTTCCAGCACGCGTCCATCAACCGTATCGCCTTCAGTAGCAACACACAGCCAGCCAGTTTTTAAATGCGACACATATTTCCCCCTCTGTCGATTAACTGTTTCCCTTGCTGTGGATTTGATTATTGCTAATTAAACACATCCCCGCATTACGCTTTATTCTGAACAGTTCGGTTATAAGCCATTACCGAACAGCCCCGAATTAACCCCGCCGTTTTTTCATCAGCACCACGGCATAATTAAATCTATGGCTAAATACTCAGAAGAATTAAAAGGCGTTGTCCGCGCTCTTTACCTGCGCCGCTATACGCCGAAAGAAATTGCATCAGAATTAAATCTGCCGAATGCGCGGATCGTTTACTACTGGGCGGAAAAATATAAATGGGCTGACCTGCTCAGTTTCGAAAGCACAGAGGAGGCAATTGAACGCCGTTACCAGCTGTTAGCCGGGCGCGACAATAAAACGGATCTGGATTTAAAAGAAATGGATTTGCTTATTGCTCACGCCACAAAGCTGCGTGCCCAGAGCAATAAACATAAAGAAAAGCTGGCCAGCAGCCAGGGAGAACGGCAAGCAGCTGCGCGAGGGGATAACGAGGACGAACCCCGCAGCAAACGCAAGTACAAGAAAAACGATATCTCGTCACTGACTCAGGATGATTTTGACACCTGGGCGGATGAGCATCTTTTCGAATATCAGAAACACCTGCGCCGCAACATCGGCCAGCTGGTCAGGAACATCCTGAAAAGCCGCCAGATCGGTGCAACCTGGTACTTTGCGTTTGAGGCGTTCGAAAATGCGGTAATGACGGGCGATCCACAAATCTTCCTGTCCGCGTCCAAAGCCCAGGCGGAAGTGTTCCGGTCTTACATCGTCAACATTGCAGAGCAGTATTTTGGTATCACGCTGACCGGGAACCCGATCCGCTTAAGCAACGGCGCAGAGCTGCGCTTCCTGTCTACCAACAAAAACACCGCCCAGTCATACAGTGGCCATCTTTACTGTGACGAATATTTCTGGGTTCCAAACTTCGCAAAATTGAACGAGGTGGCCAGTGCAATGGCCACCCATGACAAATGGCGTACCACCTACTTTTCCACGCCATCGGCTAAAACGCACCAGGCGTACCCGTTCTGGACGGGTGAAGAGTGGAAACAGGGCAGCAAGAAACGCGCGGCCATAAAATTTCCGCAGTTTGATGAAATGCGGGACGGTGGCCGGCTCTGCCCGGATGGTCAGTGGCGCTACGTCATCACCATGGAGGATGCCATTGCGGGTGGCTTCAATCTGGCCAACATCGAGAAGCTGCGCAACCGCTACAACACCGCCACATTCGACATGCTTTACATGTGCGTGTTCGTGGACAGCAAGGATTCCGTTTTCAGTTTTTCCGACCTGGAAGCGTGCGGCGTGGAGGTGGACACCTGGCAGGATCATAACCCGGATGCAAAACGGCCGTTTGGAGACAGGCCAGTCTGGGGCGGATTTGACCCGGCACGCAGCGGCGATTTGTCGTGTTTCGTGATTGTCGCTCCGCCGATGTTCGCCGTGGAAAAATTCCGTGTGCTGAAGGTCATTTACTGGAAAGGAATGAACTTCCGCTACCAGGCAAAGCAGATCGAAAAGCTGTTTGACCAGTACAACTTCACTTATCTGGGCGTGGATGTAACCGGGATCGGCCAGGGCGTGTTTGACAACATCCAGCACTTTGCCATGAAGGTTGTTGTTCCGATTCGCTACGACATGAACACCAAAAACCAGCTGGTACTGAAAGCCGCCGATGTGGTGGAAAGCCAGCGCATCGAGTGGGACAAAAATCTGAAGGAAATCCCGGCCAGCTTTATGTCTGTTCGCCGTACCACCACGCAGAGCGGTAACGCAATGACCTTTGTTGCAGACCGCAGCCAGGACACTGGCCACGCAGAGGCATTCTGGGCAATCACCCACGCCCTGCATAACGAACCACTCAACTATGAAAACAAACCAAAATCCCGCTGGGGTGTAAGGAAACAAGCAGCATGAGCAAAAAGAAACGTTTTGTGAAGCGCGAACAGCGCGGCGATAAGTCCAAAAAAATGAGCATTATCAGCTTTGGCAAACCAGAACCGGTACTGACTACCGGAACCGATTACCGGGAAATCTGGTACGACAACGCCGCCGACCACTACACCCAGCCGATTGACCGTCTGGCGCTGGCGCAGCTTATCAACCTGAACGGCCAGCACGGCGGGATTATTCACGCCCGTAAAAACATGATTACAGCCGACTATCAGGGCGGCGGCCTGACGTTCGACGAGCTGGAGGCCGCTGTTTTTGACTACCTGACGTTTGGTGATATCGCCGTGGCCAAAGTCCGTAATGGCTGGGGAGACGTGATCGGGCTTCAGCCGCTGCCGGGACTTTATCTACGCCGACGAAAGGAGAGAGAAAACGCGGAGACTGTGCCAGGGGATTATGTGGTTTTACAGGAAGGCGAGCCGCTGGCGTTCCCGCCTGAAGATATCATTTTCATCAAGATGTACGACCCGCAACAGCACATTTATGGTCTGCCGGATTACATCGGCGGCGTTCACTCTGCCCTGCTGAACAGCGAGGCGGTTATTTTTCGTCGTCGCTATTACCACAACGGCGCGCACACGGGCGGCATTCTGTATACCCGTGACCCCAGCATGACGGACGAAATGGAGGAGGAGATTGAACAGCAGCTGCGGGACAGCAAGGGGATCGGCAACTTCTCCACCATCCTGGTGAACATCCCTGGCGGCGACGGCGACGCGATCAAGTTTATTGAGATGGGGGACATTTCGGCCAAAGATGAATTTGCGAGCGTGAAGAACATCAGCGCCCAGGACATTCTGAACGCGCACCGCTTCCCGGCCGGGCTTGCAGGTATAGTTCCGCAGAACACTGCGGGACTGGGCGACCCGGAAAAGGTTGAACGCACCTACAAAAAGAATGAAGTACTGCCCATTCAGCGCCGCCTGGCAATGGCCATTAACAGCGATCCGGAAATTCCGCGCCACCTGCATTTGAATTTTGCTGAAGAAACAATGGTGAAAGGTGCAGCATGAGACAAAAAAGGCTAAAATCCAGGCATTATTTGACAGCCGGAGAATGGAATATGAGAGTCCTGAAAATTGAATGTCCGGAGTGCGGCTCTAAGGCTGTGATTCGCAAGACCAACCGGAAACACCGCCAGATTGCAGATATTTACTGCGCCTGTGCTGATGTGGAGTGTGGGCACACTTTTGTTATGAATTTGACGTTTTCCCACACCCTCAGCCCCAGCGCTAAAACGGGTGACGCACTGGTGCAAACCTTGCTCAAAAACCTGTCACCCGACCAGAAGCAAATGGCTCTGGATTTATTGAAGGCTGCACCCGCCGCCTGAAACGCCCCCGCTACGGGGGTTTTTTATATCCCCCCTGACCACGCAACGCATTTCTTCAGCAATCTCACCGATCCATGTTAAGGCAATAGTTTTTTCCTTCGCGCTCATTTCACTTGCATGGGCTATTTTTGCCAGAAGTTCGATACGCTCCAGCTTTGCTGATGCCTCTAAGATATCCATGCAGCCTCCACAAAATAACAAAACACTGTATAAGCATACAGTACACCTAAAATCAGAATATGTGAAATCATTATTCCTGCAAGCAATAATTTAGCTATTAATTATCACACACTTACAGACCACTACTGCCAGCCTGGCCATTGTTCATCTTCAGGTCTTGACCTGTTCTCCTTCAGCTTCCCATCCCTGAAAATCAGGGCAGAACGGCCAAATTTAAGACCACCGCCGCGCATCAGAATGTCGATTTCGTCATCCGTTCCGGCAAAACCTCGCTGGTTAAGTTCCAGTTTTAACCGTCTCCGGGTTCCACCCTCCGTACAGTTATTGACAGAACTCCAAGGGGCGGCGCTGCCGCCAGAAAAACCCGCCTCCGCTGGCGCTTCGGCCAACTTCGCAACCTTCTGCCACTTGACCAGACGGGTGCAAACTTCAGAATCCGGGATTAAAGGCGAATAGATACCCTGCACACGCTGAACATCTTCGGCGTACTCGTTACCCTGCTCTGTGATTTCATACGCCAGGCGAACAACCAGATCACGACGCGCAACCAGTGCGCCACCCTGCAACTGGGTATAGGCAGCCCAGTCCCCAACATCTGCCGCCGCCAGCACCGCATCCATGCGGCTGTCAGTCAGGTGCTGATCGCCCAGGCGGCGCAGCTCCCGCCAGACAGTCACTGGCGCACCACCAATTTGCTGAAACTGACGAATACGCCAGCGGGATGCCCAGGCTGATACGGATTTGGCCATATCACGCAGGTTTTCCCCGGTTTCTTCATCCTGTTCGCCATCGAGCGCAAAGCCGTCGATATTTTTTGAGATGTATTTAGCGATATAGCCCGTGGCTGACCCCTTAGCGGGATCGATAGGCTCAACGTGAAAACGCGCCTTAAGCGCGTTGGGTGTCTGAAGCTCTTCTGAATCGGCAATTCTGGCGTGATAGCAAAGAATATCCCGCACCGCCTCAACGTCTTGCGGACGCATGAACAGCAGCATATGCCAGTGTGGTGTCCCGTCGTGGTGAGGCTCCACCACGCGAAAACCAAAAACATGAATACCGGCACGGGAGATCGCCGCGCGTGCTTTTGCCCAGACGTTGCATAGATAACGCTGTGTGTCCCGTGGGCTTAATCCGTTCCACTGAGACACAAAACCGCCTTTGCTGTGTACCGCGTGATAACGTGAAGGCGCAGTGATTGTGTAAAACTCGCCAGCCAGCCCCTGTTCATTGGCGATATCTTCAAACCCACGCATACGCACCATCAGTTCACAGCGACGAATGGCCGGGTTAGCAACGCTGCGGTGTACCATGCTGTCCAGCGCAATACGGTTGCCCTCTTCGTCCATCAGATCAAACTTTTTGAAGAACTCCAGATTTCGTTTCTTCTGGTCTATCCATTCGCCCAGGGTTTTACGTGATACGTAGGCGCTGGCAGATTTCTGCACCTGGCCAACGGCGATGGCCAGATGTTCACGTTGCAGGTCACGGGCACGCTTCAGGCGCTGATACCACCATTCCGGTGCCATGAGACGCAAAATCCCGGACTCCGCCTTTCGGGTTTCCAGGTGGCCATCATTGGCTTCGTGCTCTGCCCAGTACGGCGGCTGATTGTTCAACATTAAGGAAAGCGAGCAAAGATTGCGGTAAGCCTCCAGCGTGCGCTGGCGCATTTCCCTTTCGTCTTTTGGTTTGCCCTTCAGCGTGTCGGTGAAGTCATAAAACATCTGAGCCATCCAGCCAGATATCTGGCCAGACAGCTTTTTGAGATCGGTACGGTCAAGCGACGGCAAGCGCTGCAATGACTTTCCGAATGGGAGATCGCTTACATCAGCGGCCAGCTGGTAACGCGCAGCCACTTTCCGCAGACGTGGCAATACATTCTCACCAATTGTTTTGCGCAGGAATGTATTGGCACGGCGGCGGCCGTCACGACCAGCAAACAGCTTTTCGTAACGGTTGCCAAAATACCCGGCTAGCCAGTCGGGTATCTCATGAAGGAATTGTGATCGCCATTCGTAGTCCTGTGGGTTAACTGCCCACAAACGGCGCTCTGTAATCGTCGCGTTCGCTGGCGTTCCTGGCGAAAAGGTATCACGCCGCCAGGTATCGACGGCATGATGTTGGCCATTAGCAGCAAGCGTCATGCGCGAGCCCTTGCAACGGATTCAAGCGGGGATTTCAGGATCAGCTCTGCGGCAGATTTCTGGCTTGCAGCTGCGGCACCAACACTGCGGGGCGCGTTGACCTTCACCGCCTCAAACCCGGCGTAAAGGTAATGCACCATTTCCAGATCGCTGTTTGACACAACAACACTCACGCCCTTTTCAGCAAGACGGCGCAGCTTTCTGGCCAGCCGCCCCTGATCAAGATGTGAAAAACCGCTTTCAGTGTATGAGGTGAAATTTCCTGATTCCGTCAGGTATGGTGGATCGCAATAAACCACATCCCCGGCACGAACCAGCGCAAGCGTTTCGGAGTAATGCGCGGTGATGAACGTTGCACGCTTCGCCTTTTCAGCAAATGCGCGGACTTCTTTTAGTGGGAAATAGTTTTTCTTGTACTTCCCGAACGGGACGTTGAACTGTCCACGGCGGTTGTAACGGCAAAGCCCATTAAAGCAGTGGCGGTTCAGGTACATGAAACGGGCGGCGGCCTCTACGCTTTCTGAGCCGAGAGCCCTTCCTGACAGATTGAAAGCATCCCGGACAGCATAGAAGTAAATAGCGCGGCTTTCCTGATCACCCATAGCTCCGGCAGAAAACAGGATCTCCAGCTCGTTCAGGAATACTTCTGTGTGATACGCCATGACCTTATACAGATTGACTAAATCCGGGTTCAGGTCAGCGATCAGGTATTCGTCATAGTCCGTATTCATCATTACAGCGCATGAACCCGCGAACGGCTCAACCAGGCGTTTGCCTTCAGGCAGTTGGCCACACAGCTGCGGCATAAGGCGGACTTTACTGCCCACCCATTTGAGAGGGGTTTTTACTGCCATGCTGCGCCGCCTTTGCTGCAAATGGCCGCAGCCTCTTCACGGATCAGTTCTACGATTTCGGCAGCGCTCAAGCCTTCATTGGCGGCAAAAGTGGCCAGCTTATCTAGACGTGTAGAACACAGATCGGCGGATGCCGCTTTACCTTCCTCGGTAGCTTTGGCCAGCATGGCCAGCAGATCATGACCAGAGTGATTGACGGGTAAAACCATATTTGTTTTTTGCATTTTGGTTTCCTCAAAGCAAAAGAATCCCCGGCCACCGCAGGGATGGCCAAAAATTCAGGCAGTGAATTAGTGGAAAGAGACGGTAAGGGGCGCGGCTGAGTAGCTCGGCGCTGGAACTTTGTGAAGCTCGTAGGTATTACGCCACCACTCTTGGATCAGCGCTTTGATTTCGCCAGCCCCCAATGAACCCGCTACGTAATACATGGAACGAATACCGGCCAGCGCTTCAACCTGCTGCAACTGGCTTTCAGCCTCACGATAAACACAGCACCAGTAGGCAACATTAACGGCCAGCCAATGACGTTTGTTTGTCATGTGCTCCGTGTCATTAAAGAAAAATGGGTGTAAAGCCACACGGTCATTTTTGATTGTGCTCTTCTCCAGAAACAGAACGGCGTAATTATGAGGAACACCCCATACAGCCAGCTCTTGCCCCAGCTCCTTAGCATTTACAGAGATAGTGGACATTAATGATTCTCCTGCTGTTGCATCTTATGAACGATATGAGGCGCGATAATCATCTCTACGCCATTACTTCTGTGGATCGGATGTGCCTTTTTCACCTGGCGGTTGGCGCTGCGCTTAGAAAAATCGCTATCGCTCAAACTCCCGAACCCTTCAAACGTCAAACGCGCCCTGGATATGCCCTGGCGCAGCTGAATCATTGCCCGATAATCCAGGCGTTCGAATAACTCTGACCAGTAGCATTTGCTCAGATGGGATTTGAAAACGTCCATTCCGGAAGCAACTGCGGCCGCATGTAAAACAACCCCGCGCCATTCTGGTGTTAATTTGTCCCACCATTCGGCGGCTTCGCTTTTCTCACTCCAGTACTTGCGGCGGATATTCCCCAGCCACTTCAGGCCAATTTCCTGCTGCTTTTCGCTAATGGCCATAACGCCCCCTGATAATCCCAAACAAACGACACCACCATGGACGACGAGACGAGCAGGCATTGAATTTGTACTGGTGGCCAGGGTTCCAGCGTTGGCCGTTTGGCAGTTCAAGCCAACCAGTTGACCCGCTTGCCAACTGCATGGCCGGAGATTCTTTTTTCAGATAGGTAACGAACGCTTTCATGGTAATCCCTCACATCATGCTGCTGGCGCTGGTAGTCACGATATCGACGGCAGCAGCAAGAACCGGCGCAGACTGGAGGCGGCTTTCAACGGTGTAAGCCAGAACGGAAAGGGAACGGATGGCATCACGGGCACGATCAAGGATTTGTGTGCGGCGTTCGGCGGTCATGTGCTCAGTTGAAACGGCTTCCCCAGCGATCGCACCCACGTTTGCGGTGGCACTTAATGCGCAAAACTGCATGTTCGCTTCAGTGGCGTTATTGACCGGAACGGACGGGAGGCAGTTAATCTGCCCCAGCATCCCATCCAGTAAACGCGAATCTTCGGTGTAATCGGTAATAGCCAGTAGCTCGTCACAAGTCAGGCGATGCGGTTGAATCGGGTTCAACTTATTGCGCAGAATCTGCGCACGCATACCAACGGCAGCGGCGACATCTTCCAGATTGTGCGACAGCGCAAACGCTCGGCAAGCTGCATCAAAGTGAGCATGTTTAGAAGTCTGATAATCAAACATTGTTAGCTCCTCCCTAATCCGTACGATGAATTACGCGTTAAGCGAAACATCACATTCGCTTAACGCCATTACGGTTAAGGCGGCCATGTTCACTTCAACCAGCCCTTTTTTCTGTGCACCTTTAGGCTTGATAGGAAGTTTTCCGTATGAAATCAGGTTCTCAGCTGTACTTCTGGACATTCCAGTACGACGGCAATACTCATCCAGAGGGATGTATGGATCGGGGATCACGATTGTAATGTTGGGACGCATAATGCAAACTCCTAAGGTTGTGGATACGCCAATATCCACCATTATTAGTCAATATCTAAACACAGGAGCAAGGTTAATTAGATAATATCTACATGTCAATATATTGTAGATTAGATCTACAAACCTTTTATTTATGGCGAGATTTAGACTAGACCCAGAATCGGATAGCGCCCCAGTACTTGATCGGGTGCTTGAGGCTTACGGCTTCACGCAAAAACTACAGCTTGCTGAGCATCTTGGAATTGCTTCCAGTTCAATGTCTGCGCGTTATAAACGCGGTGGGCTTCCTGCTGACATAATGCTCAAATGCATGGCTGAAACAGGCGTAACACTTGAATGGCTGGCAACAGGTCAAGGAAGAAAATTTGAGGATGAAGAAGTGGATATCCTCAAAATACCACGGCGTAAAATCGTTGACGGCCTGATGTATGACGCAGGGATGTACATGCTGGACAAAGTCTCTTTTTTACCCGGTGTCCCTTTACCTACCTCTCCCGTATGCGTGGTGGAAGGTAATAATCAGTTCATCGTTGATACCTCATTCACAGAAGTTTATGACGATCAGTGGCTTGTAGAGATTGAAGGTAAAATGAGTATCCGCACCCTTACGCGTATTCCGATTAAGAAAGTTAGAGTTAGCGGAGTTGGTATGGCTTTTGACTGTGCTCTCGACGACATAAACGTGATTGGGCGCGTTGTTCTGACGATTCAGTGATATGACCGTAAGAAAACTAAGTGATGGCCAATGGGTTGCTGACTTCTATCCAGTCAACCGTAGCGATGGCAAACAAGGAAAGAGAGTTCGCAGAAAGTTCGCGACTAAAGGCGAGGCGTTAGCATTCGAAAACTACACCCTTCAAAAAGTTGAGGACACCCCCTGGCTTGGACAAGGAAAAGATAAACGCCGCCTTTCAGATCTAATACACCTCTGGTTCGAGCGTCACGGGATAACCCTGCGCGATGGTGAAAAGCGTAAAAGCGCCATGCTATGGGCTGACGAGTGCATGGGTTCTCCTATGGCTACTGAGTTCACCGCGCAGTTGTTCACGGCTTATAGATCTAAAAGGTTGGATGGCCATTTTGCACGGACAAAGCGTGTCTCTCAGGTTTCGCCGCGCACCATGAACTTGGAGCACGCTTATTTCCTCGCCGTATTTAATGAATTAAAACGACTTGGGGAATGGGACGCACCGAACCCTTTAGAGAATGTTCGTCAATTCAGAACCGAAGAAAGTGAGATGGCCTATCTTACTAAAGAGCAGATTGACAAGCTCTTAGAGGAATGCAGCCTTAGCTCTGCTAAAGATTTAGAGATTGTTGTCAGGATTTGCCTGTCTACAGGCGCACGCTGGGGAGAGGCTGAGAAATTAAAGCGCAGCCAGATCACTACTGGAAAAGTCACATTTATAAAAACGAAAGGGAAGCGCAACCGCACCATCCCTCTTGACCCCGAAATTATAGCCGAACTACCCAAAAAGAACGGCACCCTTTTTAGCCCATGTTACTACGCTTTCAGATCAGCACTTGAAAGGGCTGGAATTGAATTACCGGCCGGGCAGTTGACGCACGTACTCAGGCACACCTTTGCATCTCATTTTATGATGAATGGCGGAAATATATTAGTATTGCAAAAAATCCTCGGTCATACAGATATAAAAATGACTATGAGGTACGCTCATTTCGCACCTAATCATCTTGAAGAAGCATTAAAACTTAACCCATTAAATTATCGCGGTGAAGAAAATGACAACAAATGATGTATCTGTTAATAAACATTTAAGAACGTACCTTGAATATTATAATACTCTAGTAAACCCCAAGTATGCTGTGTTAGTTGATGGTGAGTGGGGGGTTGGGAAAACTCACCTTATTAATGAAATCTTCAAAGAAAAACAAAAAATCTACGTAAGCCTATTTGGGTTAACAACAGTACAGGAAATACACTCAGCAGTTTTTGTTAAAATGTATCCAAATAGATCGAGAATAAAAAAAATCCTAAACTGGTTTGGGAACTCCAGTTTGAAAGCTAATGACGTAACGCTAGCAATCGGGCCATTAATTGGGAATATAGCAAATGCACTTATCAAAGAAAATGTTGACAACTCTAAACCAATCATTTTTGATGATTTAGAAAGATGTAGGATAAATCAAAAAGACATATTTGGTGCAATAAATAAATACGTCGAGCACCATCAATGCAAAGTAATTGTAATTGCTCATGATAAAAAATTACAGAAAGGTTTAACTGACAAAAAAGAAAAAATCTTCGGGCAAATACTAAAAGTTTCACCAGATGTTCAAGACGCTTTCAATCAATTTGTTAAAAGAAGCAAGGCACCTCAAGCTTTTGAATGTGTTAAAGATATAATTTACAAATCGTTCATCGCGTCTCAATGCAAATCATTAAGAGTGTTAGATTACTTAATTAATGACTGCGCAAGATTGCTACCTTATATTCCTGATTCTTTATATAAAGATAAAAGATTACTATCAGAATTATTTGTACTATTCACTGCAATAGATATAAACTTTAGATTAGGTAAGTTAACGGACAAAGATATTGAGCTAAGAAATTCTGTATATTATTACATGAAGAAAGAAGAAGATGCAAAAAACATATTTGATGAAATAAAAGAAAACTATAAAGAACACGAAGTTTATATAAATATTGATAGTGACCTAATTTCAAATGAAGTTTTAATTAACACTATAATTAATGGATTATATCTCAAGGAACAAATTCAAGACTGCATAAGTAAAAGTCGTCACTTCATGAAACCAGAGAACTATGGACCTTGGTTTACTATATTGAGCTTTGACTCATGCAAAACAGATGAGGTAGATAAAGCGTTAGAAGAACTTTATGCACGCTTTGAAAATATGCAAATTATTGAAAAAGGTGAAATCCAGCATTCCATTAATGTTTTATTTCTTTTATCAGATGCCCGCCATATAGATAAAAGCTTTGATGAAATATATTCGTTTTTTTTAGATTACGTAAAAAAATTACAGCATAATAATAAGTTTTTGCCTGCTGATCTTTTCACAGAGTACGAGCCCATTAATGACTCAGCTTATGGATATGGGTTTTGGATAAACGATTCTTATAGACATTATTCTTCGACGCTAAATAAAATATTAATTGCAAATCAAAATATTGCATTAAGAAAAAAATATCCAATATTTTTAGATGAGCTGAAGAAAGATTTAAAGGAAGATACACCTAATTTTTGTCAAAAAATATCTAGAAATGGGATGAGAGATATCAATTTATACGGTTATATTCCCATATTGTCCGGTTTCAAACCCCATGAATTTGTTGATATGTGGCTTAGTATTGATATGACAAAGTGGCATAGTATTAGATCAGCCCTAGTAAATCGATACTCAGGCGGTTCATTGCAGGGTGATTTACAGGATGAAGGGTCATGGATAAAGTTAGTCAAAATGAATGTTCAACATCGTGCATCTAAGGAATCTGGTATCGATAGTTTGAGAATTTCAAGGTTGTTAATGGGTCTGTAGGTTGTATACAACCTACAAAACTGTCGCAAAAGTGTCGCAGAAACTTAAGGTTACTGGCCATTATAGGTGGATATTTGTTTTCCATCCCACTGATTTTAAAGTAAGTTATTGTTTTTTGGTTGCTTATCATGGTTCTCATAATCGCTTGGTCGCTGGTTCAAGTCCAGCAGGGGCCACCAAATTTTAGTTTTAGAATCATATGATTAAGCCACTCTATTGAGTGGCTTTTTTATTGATTTTTTGAGCCGGTGACGCAACCGCTAACCGTGGTTCAGCGAAGCCGTTCGGACACGCTCAGACGCACCGGGAGTGGCAATCAGGCGCTCCACGGACTCCATCGTCACGAACGTACAGCTGCAGTCCACATTGGTGCACTGGTGATAGCGCTCTTTGGTATTTTCACTTAGATAGCGACTGGTACGCGCATGCGCAGAGTGCTTGCACTTAGGACAATGAAACATGTACCCCTCCACTTGATTCACATTTTGTGAATCAATAATACCCAAAACAAAACCAATAGCAACTACATTACTCACTATCAACAGTAAATTTTTCGTTGCTGACGTTCAGCTCAAGCTTAAGCTGCGTGGTAAATCCGCTATCGTTGAGGGTATGCACCACCTCGCTGATGATCCACGCCTGCTCGTCGATGACGCGTTTAAAACCGTTTACCAGCACCGGCGTTTCGGGGAACAGATCGGCGCGTCCCAGGGCAAGCTGGATGGAAAACTCTACGGTTCCCCGCTGAAGCGCGCGCCACTTCGCCTCTGCAGCCCTGAGCGCCTGCTCTTCAGAGGCATAAACCGTGGTGAGCTCAAATACGTTCTCCGCCGATCCCACCAGCCTCTCTTGCGGTTTCTGCTCCTTGCCTGCTGCTCCCGCTACCGGTGCGGCGGCATCCGGGTGCTGCAGTGCTTCTGTCTGCTGCCCTCCGGACTGACGATTAATACTCAATTGAGTATTTTGTTGTTTGGGGTCACGCGTTTGCAGCCATTTGGCCGTTACGCCGGAATAATTTTCACGGTCAGTTATGGAAAAAAGGTGCTTATCGCCATCCCCACGTTCAATCATCATTAAGGAAAGCGGAGTGCCGCTGGCCGTCACGGCCTGGCCCGCTTTCATAAAGATAATCTTCCCGGCTTTGATTGAAACAAATGCTCCATTACGTTCAGCAAGGCGGGAGAGGAACGCCGCGTCTGTCTCCTGAGACTGGTCAATATGAGAGATGGCGATGGATGCAAGCCCCGACGTAACGCTGGCGGTCAACTGGTTACGCTGAGCGATGGTATCGACTATCGCGCCAATCGTCGTGTCATGCCACGACTGTTCGCGCCGCACGTTTAGCTTTCCACGAAAATCTGCGCTGAATCCCTGGATGGTCAGCGTGTCCGGCGCGCCCTGGAATTGAATCGCATCAATCGTAAAGTCCCCTTTCTCCTCGAGCGGGGTTCCCTCCCATCCCAGCCATAAGGACAGCCTTGCCCCCCGGGCAGGCAAGTCCAGCAGCCCGTCGGAATCATCCAGCAGAATATCCAGCTGATCGGCTTCCAGCCCCCGTTTGTCGGTCATGGTCAGGCTGATAAGACGATGGCTGAAATTTTGCGTGATATCACGATCGTCAAGCTTAAGCATAAAATCAGGGGCGATTTTTCCACCCGCCCGGATATTCATTTCGGTGATCATCCCACCAGCCCTCCAATGCTATTCCGTGCGCTTTCCACCAGCTCTGAGGCCTGCGTTCGCAGGTCGCCAAACGTCGTCATCAGCGATTCGTCCACGCGTTTTAGCGACAGGGTAAACTCAATTTTTCGAGCGGTACCGTCACTGTAAAAATCCGAATGCGTGTGCGTGACTTTCTCAATGATAAACATGCCGTGAATGATGCCGGTACCGTCTATCAACGGCCATGCCCTCCCCTCATTTGCCATCAGCTCAACCGCCTTGAGGGAAAGCCGCCCTCCCGTGAGTTCCGGGTAAAGTAAGCCGGAGAGGCTAAAGGATGTCTCACCTTCGCCAAGGTACTGCCAGGCTTTGGGTTTCCCGATGCGAGCGCTGGATGCCCAGCGGTAGTCTTTTGTGAATATCATTGACTGATACGGTAAGGTTCGTCGTTCAAAGACAAACAGACCCAGCACCATTAACATTTTCTCTCTCCTTAACTATACATAAAGCTGGATTGCTGCCGTCTCGCTTTATCCTGTTCAATATTATCTATCGTCTCCCGGATTTGACGTGTCAGATCCATTCCGGAGGCCGCGCCCCCCTGCAGCGTGATGTTATATTCGCTTTTACTCTGATCGACGTAAGAGCGTCCTCCAGTAGCGATGGTCGGCTGATATCCCAGGCTGCCGCCAGAGATCCCCGCGCCCGGAATATAAGCGCTGCCCGCCGGTGAGGATGCCGCTTCTGCTTTTGCCGCAGCGGCGTCGAGATCGCCCGACTCGTTTTTGATAATACCGAGCTTCTCCAGCAGCCAGCTGGCCTTGCCGCTCAGGCTATTAAAGAGATCGAGCGGTGCCATTAACGCATCGCCCAGCGCCTGACCAAAAATCACGCCAGCGTTTTTACAGCCATCCAGCGTTTCCTGCGTCGCCTTGATCGGCGTAATCAAGTCGGTGAACCATTGCCAGATACCGCCCAGCTTCTCCGAGATAGAGTCAAATACCGCCATCACCGGTGAGAACAGCGCACCCAGCGGTGCGAAAGCCGTCGAAAGCCCTTCCATCACCCCACCAAAGAAGGCGCTGATGGGCTCCCAGTATTTAAAAATCAGTAAGGCGCCGGCAGCAATCGCCGCGCCAAGGGCAATCACCGGCCAGCTAAGGGCACCCAGCACCGTCATGATGGCGCCGCCCACCACGCTGAATACCGTTCCCAACATCCCGGCCGCGGTAATAACCATATTGACGCCCGTCAGAACCGGGCCGATAACAGTGCCTACGCCACCCAGTACGCCAGCAAACGCCTGTGCGCCGACAACGATGCTGGCGAGGGTCTGCGTCAGCTCAGGGTTGGCATTCACCCAAAGGGAGGCCGTGCCAAGCCAGCCGGTTGCGGTTGTTATCAGGTTGCGCAGAGCGCCATCCGCTTTATCAAATACATCAATCTTCAACCCGCTCCACGCGGCCTGGAATCGGTTGATATCGCCGTCAAGATTATCGGTCTGCACGGACGCCGCAATCGCGGTACTGCCTTTTGCCCCCTGCAACTGCTGGCGTTTTTCATCAAGCGATCCATCACCCGCAGCGGAAGCCAGCGCCCCCGCGGCTTTTATGGCATCCGGAGTCTGAACATGGCGCAACATCGCGCTGAGCGCGTCCCCCGCGGTGGCGCCTTTCATCCCTTTTTCCGCCAGAACGCCAAGCAGCGCGGTGGTCTCTTCAAGCCCCATACCGGCGGCATCCGCAGCTGGCGCAGCGGCGGTGACGGCCGCCACCATCTCAGCGAGGCTGATATTTGAAGAGGTAGAACCGCGCGTAAGCACATCTGCGATGCGTCCCGCGTCCGTATCGGCCAGGCTATACGCGGCCTGCGTGCTGGCGATCATATCGGCCGCTTTAGCCGCGTCGACACTCCCCGCCAGGCTGAGGTTGACCGTTGGCGCGGTGGCCGCAAGCAGCCCATCGGCGTCATAGCCTGAACGAGTCAGTTCGGTTTGTGCCCGGAGGACCGTATCTGCAGGTACTCCGGTCCTGGCGCTGACCTCCCGCGCCTGCTGGCGAATCGCCTCAAGCCGGGAATCCCCCTTCGCCAGGCCAAGGTTTGCCTGAATGGCCGACATCTGCTTTTCAAAGCTGATGCCAGGCGCCATAAACCGGGACGTCTGGTCAAAGCCCGCTTTTGCCATGCCCACGCCCGCATTCGCAAGCTGACTCACCCGCGCGGTAACGCGTTTGCCTGACTCGTAGCGATTCTGAACGGTACTCAGCCGCTCCTGCTGCTGATTGACGCGGGCCAGCGCATCCCGCTGTCGGTTAAGCTGCTGCGTTTTTTCGCTGATGTGAGTTCGTAAACGACGCTCATCAGACGAGAGCGTGCGCGTGTTGACTCCCGCCTGAGCGAGTTCAGCGCGCTGACGCTGTAACGAGTAGCGTAAGCTGTTGTACTCAAGCTTAAGGTCGGCCGCCGATTTTCGGGCTGCAGTCAGCGCATCAGCCTGCGCCTGGCTGGGGTTTTGCGTGCTTTTAAACTGCACCGCCAGCGCCGCGGCCTGCTGTTTCGCCTGAGCAAGCGACTGCTCCGTCGAGGCGAGCCGGGCATTTGCTTTTCTGAAGCCGTTAATGCGCCCCGCCTGCTCATCGAGCGCCCCTAGCGCCGTCTGCGCATCGCGGATATCGCTCGCGAGAGTGAGGCTGGCGTTCTGGAGAGCGTTAAGCGGTCGGGTTGCCCGGTCGACTGCCTTAAGCAGCTCCTGAAGACTGACATTATTACTCATGGTGGTTTCCGCTTCGCTGCAGCGCTTTTTCGCGCCATAAGAGGAGTTCGGTCACGCTCAGGGAGTACAGTTCTGACGGCGGCCAGTGAAAAATCACCGCGATATCCGCCATCAGATCGTCGACCGACACATTTTCGGGAAATTTCAGCGAGCCGAAGCCGGTGACAAAAAACCGATCACCTTACCTGCAAAAGAGAGCAGATCGCAGGCGTCCAGGCGCGCAACCTCATGCTCGGTCAGCGCTGGGGAGGTCATTCGCGGCAGCACCTTAATCAGCGCATCGACGTCAGATTGTGCCAGCGACGCCAGCGATACGCCGCGCAGGGTCCCCGCATTGGGTTTAGAAACCGTCACCTTTTCAATTTTTTGCTCACCGCGCTGAACGGGGCTATCAAGCGTGACGATATGTGGGTTTTCACTTTCGTTCATGGCGGTCTCGTTGATATTTTCCATTTCGTTACTCTTCTGAAAGTTAATTCACCGGCCGGTAATCCCGGCCGGTTAAAGGGTTACAGGCCGATGGCCTTACGGTGTTCTGCCAGGCGATCGACGCCATCGACTTTGAGCACCATGTTGATGATGTCGATTTCGATGATCTCTTTGCCATCAATGGTCAGCTGGTAGTAAGCGCACTCGGTGGACATCTTGGTGGTGCCGCTCTCGCCCTGCTTGTTTTCACCGCCATCAAACTCTTTATGACGGCCGCGCATGACGATTTCGACGGCGGAGATTTCGCCGGTATCATCGCGCTGATAAGAGCCGGTAAAGCGCAGCGGCACGCTGTCCGCGCCCGGAGAGGCATACTGCGCCCACAGCGCGGCGTCCGGCAGACCGCCAACGGTCCACTCCAGCGCCAGGGCATCATCGTCCAGGCCGAGGTCGACAGAGACCGAGCCCGGCATACCGCCGCCGCGATACTTCTCCAGCTTGCGGGTAAGCTTCGGTAGAGTCACAGACTCAACAACGCCCATATAGCTCAGGCCATCGTTGAACATATTCAGATACTTAAGTTTGCGTGGTAACGCCATGCTTCAGCTCCTTAGCTGTTAACCGAATCTGACAGGTCTGCCAGATAGGTATCGGTGATGCGCTGGCGCAGGGTCAGATTTTCCAGCGGCGGGACAGGGGTGTAGTCGTAATCGATATACAGTTTCCCCGCTTTCAGGGTGGTTGCATCGTTCGAGTCAGGGTCATACCAGCAGGAGCCGTCGACGATATAGCCGTTGGTTTTCAGCTCGCGGAACTTAGCGTTAATACCGGAAACGATGTCGCGGATAAGCGTTGGCGTGATGGGTTTATCCATCGCCCACGCGTGCGCTTCCGCCATGGTATCGGCCAGCACCTGTGCGGTACGGGTGTAGTTTTCAAAGACGAATAACGGATCGTCTGAACAGGTTCGGTTACCCCAGAATTTGAAGCCGTCGTTGCGAATCAGCGTAGTGACGCCAGCCTGGTTGAGCAGGTTCGCATCGGTAGCCTGTTCCTGCAGATCCCAGGAGACAGAGGCGCTTACGCCGGTAACGCCGCTGACGCCAACGTTTGACAGGGTTTTATGCCAGCCAATTGTCTGGTCGATTTTGGCGCGCAGGCCAAGCGCACGGGCGGTAGCCCAGGCCGTCGTCGTTGCGTTCGTGGTGGTATCCCATGCCAGAAAATCAGGATGAATAACCATCAGCTCGCGCTGGCTGAAGTTTTTGCGGTAGTTAATCGCCTCAGAAATGGTTTTACATCCCCACGCGCTGACATAGCCGAACGCGCGCAGGCTCTGGCACATAGCGGCCAGTGCGGTCGCCACTTCCTGAGAGTCCAGCCCCGGCACGCCGAGAATACGCGGCTTAACGCCGGTTACCGTTTTTGCGGTCAGAAGCGCCTTCAGGCCGGTGTACTTACCGTTTTCATCGGTGGTACCGATGATGTTGGAAACGGTCTGCTTGCGCGCCTCTTCCGGGGTTTCAGCGGTGCCTTCGGCCACGCGAACAACCACGACAACCGGTTTGCACTGGTCGGCGATCGCCTGCAGAGAAGCGGACAGCGTCCCCGCCTTGCCGGCTTTCGCAATCGCGTTTTGCACGTTGGTAATGAGCACGGGCTCGTTTAAAGGAAATGTCTTGTCGTCAGCATCGCTGGCCGTACAGACCATGCCGATGATTGCCGTCGAGACGGTGGAAATGGTGCGGGTGCCATCGTTGATTTCGATAACTTCCACGCCGTGGTGAAAATCACTCATCCGTTTAACTCCTTGGTTAGTTGGTGAGTGATATTGTCGCGGCTGGGCTTGCTATGAGCTAACCATCCCTGTCCAGCGGCCGCTGGCACAACGATTGTCCAACTATCGTGGCGGGGAATTTTTTATAAAGCGTGGAAATACCCACATCAAAAATTAACGCAACGCGCTGTCGGGATTCCCCGGCAGCAATCAGCCTGCCAGCCTGAGCCCATTCATCCTGCGTCAATTTAGGGCGTCTGCCACCAATTCGTCCCTGTTCCCGCGCTGCGGCTAGCCCGGCGCACGTCCTCTCGACAATGAGTTCACGCTCCATTTCAGCAAGCGCCCCCATGATATGGAAGAAGAAACGCCCCATTGGCGTTGAGGTATCAATGCTATCAGTCAAACTGCGGAAATTAATACTTCGCTGGCGTAGTTCCTCGGTCATTGAAACAAGGTGGCGCATACTGCGCCCGAGACGATCGAGTTTCCATACAACGAGAGTATCTCCCGCATTAAGTTGTCTGAGGGCACGATTAAGTCCCGGTCTGTTTGTCGATTTACCGCTGATTTTATCTTCAAAAATCAGCTCACATCCTGAACGCTGCAGCGCGTCACGCTGTAAGGCGGTGTTTTGTTCATTTGTTGACACGCGTATGTATCCAATAAGCATGGTATTTCTCTCCGTCAAAACCGGAAATCATGCCATTTAATGGATAAACACGCATTTTCGAAAACCTTGGTTTAGGAGGAGCTAAATACGTAACCAGTCGAGGAAGTAACGCAAATGGAGCTTGGGTAATATGGTCGGATGGAGCCATTGAGGTTATGGGGTATGGTGTAATCCTTGATAACGGCCTGGCAACGGTTAATTACCCAATTGCGCTGCCAGGTATAAGCCGCTATATCAGCATTGCCGAACGTCTTTCTGCTGATCCCGGCACTACGCCCAACTATGCTCATTCATCAATGATCATTGATGCTTTAACAACAAATGTCGGTTTCAAAGCTCGTTGCACAATGGCCGCAACGGGTGCCCCATCAAATAATGGTTTTTCGTGGAGAGTTTACTATGCGCCTATTTAATCCGATCACGATGACAGAGGTCATTCTTGGTTTCCACGATACTGGAGGTGCTATTCAACTCCCTGAGGATAACTGGTTTTTCAGAATACAGGAAATACCGGAGGGAATGCGGCTTGCAGTTAATGAAAAAGGCGAACCAATCCTTGTGGAAATTAAATCTGATGTCTCTGGCAACGAATAAATGAATACATTTTCTGGCTGAGTGCTGAAAATATCAGGTGCTACTGATGATTATTGATACATCAAAAGCACCCGATATTGAATGACCTATACCTCGGGTTTCGGTGGAAGGTTAAGATTCGGAGCGGTATCGGTATCAACCTTAGTTAACTTATAACGATACCGCTGCCATTCAGTCAGACGTGGGATATCTTTATCATCAATGTAGCCTCCAGCCTGAGCATCTACCAATGGTGCGATAATTGCAGACGCTTCCGCTAGCAATGCAGTTTTCTGCTGTTCAGCCTTTGCCACATCCGCAGAGTGTTTCGCTTTTACGTCGGTTATCCACTCGCTGCCATTCCACTTATTATATGGCGTTCCAGGGGCTTGTGTCGTCGTATCTTTCGGATAATCACCCGGTAGTGAAATCGTGACTTTCTCACCTGACTTTGTGCTATATACAGTTTTACCGCGATGATCAGCGATGTACTCCCATCCGTTTAAGTCAAAGGTGCGGCAAATTGTAAAACCTTCTTTAATATCACCGGGCGCATCAATGCATGACAAGGCTGGAATACCTACACCTTCCGCTAAATATTCAACCGAGGAGGAAATATATTCGCGCGTCTCGCCATCGTAGTTGAACACAGTTATATCACCGGCCACTGTAGCAATAAGCTCATTGTTTAATTTTGCCTTCGCCATTATGCGGCCCTCACGATGTAGTTAAATGCGATGTTACGGGGGCGGGCTGAAACATAAGCCCACCAATCGTAGCGTTGCGAATTTGCCGGACTACCGATCCATTTTTTTCCTTTGATTTTTTCCCATTGTGCTGCGGTTATTACATCGCCGAACCCATAGTCGGCTGATCCGATTGAGCTGATATCCCCCGTATCATTGTCATCAAAGCCCGAAACAATAGTACCTTCCTGGAATGACAGCAGCCCGCGACCAGCATCAATCCCACGCCCGTCATCCCAGCCACGGAGAAACTCCCCACGTAAATCAGGCAGTCTGAGAGCCGGATAGGCCTGAGCCAGTTTAGGGTACTGGGAGGCTGTGAACGCCGCTCCGTTGCATTTAAGCCACCCCGTCGGTGGAGTTGCTGACGGCCACGGAACGGGGACGCCAACCGGTAAAGCCGAGCCTCCTCCTAAACCAAGGTTTTTGAGAACCTCAGCGCTCAACCCCGCATCGGCAATTTCTTTTAACGCATTGGCGATTAATGGGTACTGTTTATGCGGATTATCAGCAGCAATATGCTTTTTCATCTGATCATCAGCGTAGCCCTTAACCTCGATAACTTTATCGTCAACGTACTGGCGAGTTGCCAGCACAACTGAGGGATCAATTTTCAGGGAAATTGACGATGTGCTCGACACAATCAGAATCATGCGGATGGTCTGCGTGCGACCGCTGCCTTCCTGCAGCTGAGGCTTGTATGTCTCCGGGCAGTTAGCCACGGCGATCAGAATGCCGTCGTCGTCATAGAGACCGATCTCTCGGATCCAGAAACCGCCCTCATTCTCGGGAATAATCTGTTCAGCGATAATCTGGCTGGTATTGTTTGGGTCAACAGCGAGCAGGTTCAGCGGCGCTATGCGTTTTTGGTTGACGAGCTTCGTCTGCGCCGGGTCGGGGGTTGGCAACGTTCCGTTGGCGTCGCCTACCGCCATTTGCGTCAGGTTGAGTTGCGTACCAAGTGCCGTCGCGTTAGCTAGCCGCGCCGCGCCCTGATTCGTCAGTATGGCAAAATATTTTGCGGTCATGCGTTCACTCTCAGGTTATCAATCAAATGGATGGCCGAGGCCGGGTAATAATCACCACCGACAATAAGTTCCTCGGTGGTATAGGGGTAAACAGCCAGCGCATCGCCGTGATAGCATCCTGCGCCGACATAAAACTCTCCCGTTGAGCTCAGGCTGATAGCCAGCCCGGTCATATGTCTACTTGCCGGTTTGGCATCCTCAATGAGCCGTTCAAGCTCCTGATACATTTCGTCAGTGATGCCGTTATCAAGCACACCGACAACCAGACGGAACGTGCCTGGCTCCTCACCGAGCTGCCACCACTCGCGCACCTCAATCAAGAAACCAAGCGGTTCCACCACACGACGCAATGCGCTGATGGTTCCTTTGTGCTGATGGACGAAAAACGAGGACATAATGACGCTGCGCTTCGTGCTCTCCGGCCACGCCTCATCCCAACGGTCTACCGACAGCGCCCATGCCAGGTAGGGAAGTAAATTCACCGGGCACGCGCTGGGGTTCCATAAGGTGCGTAGCGGTACCGGCACTCGTTCAATATTCGAGAGCGCTGCGGCAGCGGCGACTTCCAGCGGTGATGACCCAACGGGTAATAGCCTTTCACTCATCCGAACCCCCGATCGCTATCTGATACGAGGTACAGTTCGAGGCCTGCGACTTACTCAGTACAATGTCAGAGTGGGGAGATTCCAGCTCAACGCGCTGCACGCCTTCAACGTGAAGTGCTGCATAGATGGCCGACAGACGGATATCGCGTCCAAGGCGATGCTGTGCGCTGATATAATTCTGCAGCGTCTGCTCCGCTGCTTGCCTGATGGGTTCAGACTCTGGTCCGGGATAAACGTAGAGCGTCGCGTTTATCTGGTAAGGTACAATTTCTGCCGACTGGACCGTTACACGATCGCCTACGGGGCGGACGGTTTCAGCATTAAGTGCTTTTTCAACAACCGCCAGTAGTTCAGGACGAGCGGTACCATCACCCTCACGGGATAACACCGAAATCGTCACATGTGCAGGCTGAGGACTTTCAACCGAAACGTCAGCGACCCGTCCGTCGGCACTTCGACCATGATATTCATAGGCTCCAACCGGCCCCGCGACGCTCAATCCCTCAAATGCCTGCTGCGCGCGCAGTCGCAGGTCAGCGTCAGACTCCATGACGGCAGCCGTTGGCGGAATGGTAGTGTCATCGCCCGGGGTGATGGTCAGGCGTTCGGTATTATTGTTTGCCGCAATAACGTCCAGATCGTGACCGGAAGAATAGGCCAGCGTCACGGCCAGCGCAGCCTCATTAACCCGCTGGCGCCAGATGACTTCCCGGTAGGCATTCTCCTGCAGCAGCTTCACAATCGGCTCGGATTCCAGCGTCAGCGTCCGTGCAATCGCCTCTCGCTCCTCTTCCGGATAGAGGGAGACAAAGGTGGCCTTTCGTTCTGCCAACAGCGTTTCATAATCCACCTCCTCCACGACATCAGGCGCGGCGAGCTGGCTCAGATCAACAATAGCCATAGCGTTTAACTCAGTGAAATGGTGATAGATAAGGATTGCCCGGAGGTCGGGCGCGTGCCGGTGATATCGACATACAACGTCCCGTCGTTCTCCGAACGCTCGAAAGTGATGGCCGTCAGGCTTATCCGCGGCTCCCATTTCTGGATGGCGGAATAACAGGCGGCCATGATTTGCAGACGCAGCGCCGGGCTCTGCGGCCTGTCGATCATCGCCGCCAGCAGGGAGCCGTAATCCCGCCGCATGACCCGCGAGCCAATCGGCGTAACCAGAATGTCGCGCACGCTTTGCCGGATGTGTTCAACCTCTGAAATGCTCAGTCCGGTCTGCCTGTTCATCCCCCTGTAACGCACAGTCATTGTGTCCCCTTAGTCCAGCTTCCGCCGCTTTGCACACCGCCGTGCGCGTGGTTATCCACCTGCACCCCGTTTGAGGTGAATTTACCGCCGGAATGCTCAATATTTCCGGCCATCACGCCGCCCTTCTGCACTTCAAGAGAGGCAGTAATTAACTTGTTGGTACACACCACTTCAGGCGTATCCAGCGTGATGCGGGACGTTGACGTCACCCTCACCTCCGGCACGGTGGCGGTCAGCGATTCAGAGGCGGTAATGTCGGCCGTTTTAATGCCAGCAACCGTCAGCGCCCCGCGCCCGGGTTCGTACTCAATCACCGCGCCGTCAGGGAACGAGACGTGGAACGCGTCAGGTGACCCGGACGGCGCCGGATGGTCGTCAGAGAAAATGCCGGGCAGCACAAAGGCGGTATCAAGCTCGCCGCCGATGGCGAGCAGCAGCACCTGCTCTCCCTCGGAAGGAGCCCACCAGACGCGCGAACGTCCCGCACGACAGGTTAGCCAGTTCAGCCAGGTGGTTTTCATCCCGCCGGTCTGGACACGACAAAGCCCTCTGTTGAGGTCAACATCGGTCACAACACCGATACGAATAAGATTGCGGATCGCGCGAGCGATGCCGTTCATGGAAGTTAATGTATTCATGAGAAGAGAATGCCGTTCAGGAGGAACGGCAGCAACGAGACGGGGTTTTCTGCGGGATGATACAACAAGCGGTCCAAACGGCAGGCGCCAGGCGGCCTTCAGCGCGGGGAAATTAGTCCTCCCACTGGCTGACCAGCTCGCCGTTGACGTACAGCGCCTTCGGCCGCGTGACGGGCTCCGGCAGCGGCGGCTCGGGGGAATACGTCGCGTGCAGAGCGCCCTGATCCTGGGAAACAAGAATTCGCTCGGTTAATTGCACGCTGATGGTGATATCCATCGTATCGTCATCGTTTAAGACGATCGCGAAGGTGTAACCGTTTTTGCGTCCTTCATCGAGGGTAAAAATATCCGGCTGGTTTTCCCGAAGCCAGGCCAGCACCGGGACGAAAAATCCCTCGCTGTCGCCGGTGAAGCCGCTAACCTTCGCGTTCAGCGCATACTGCTTTTCAAAGGAGAGCGAGAAGGCCTGGCGGGCGTCAATATTGCCGCCTCCGACCGACATCTGCAGGCGCTCCGGGTTGGCATTGAGTTGGGGGATCGCGTCAATTAATGCCTGACGCAGGCTCTTGAGTTTGTGCATCGAGTTTATCCTGACAGTCTTTGATGGTTTCAACCTGCAGCGCGCAGGCGATAAGGGCGTATTCCAGCCTGCGAATATCCGCGCTGAGATCGCCGTTAGTGGCGGGTTCGCTTCCCGGCATCGGGCAGCGGCTCACCTTCGGGCAGGCGTTGTAAACAATGGGCTGCGGAGGCGCAGGCGGAGCGGGTGTGCAGCCTGCGGACAGCATCAGGCAGCTGAGCGGTATACCAGCGGCGTAACGCTTCATTTTCATTGAGTAATCTCACGATAGTCGCTTCCCGTCTTGTCCTCTCCTCGCCCGCGGTGACAAGTTCCTCACGGAGCCTGACCTGGGCATTTTCATTTGCCCTGGCCATCCGCTGCGACAGGGACAGCTGCTGGTTAAGCGTGGCGAGGGCCGTTTTTTGCTCGCTGGCGACCCGGTTGGCCGTGGCTAAGGAACGGGACAGGTTCAGGTTGTCATGACGAAGCCACAGCGCGATGGCCAGCAGCCCGGCCAGCGCCAGCATGAGCGTTCTCACGGCAGCCCCTTCATGCACCAGGCCTTCTCGCGGACGCGACGGTTTTCCAGACCGGCATTTTTGACGCCGTTGACGTACACCCAGCGGATAAGCTGCCCGCATGCCTGCGGCCACTGTTTACGTTTGATAAAGGACACCAGCGTCGAACGGCAGGCGGCGCCTGCGCCGACATTAAAGGTAAAACTCACCAGCGCGTCGTAGACCCGGGGCGGCATCTCTACCGGCGCACACGCCGCCAGACGCCGCTCAACGTTGAGCACATCAGCGACCAGATTTACCGCAGCCTCACGCTCGGTAATGTCCCGCGTCGGCACAACGTTTGCCGTGTGGCCAATGCCGGACGTCCATACGCCGGCGCTACACCGGTAGGGCGAGAGGCGACATCCTTCGAGATCGGCAATCAACGCCAATCCTTCCGGGGACGTTTTCAGTAATCGAAAGTCAGGCATCAGCACCGCCAGGGCCAGCACGCCGGCGACGCTGCAACGCTTAATGATTGAGTTCACGAATGCTCTTCTTATCGAGGCCAAGAGACTGGAGATAGCGCCAGGTTTTTCGCTTAAACCAGTAATTCGTCAGCGCGGTAAAAATGGCGCACAGACTCCCCACGTACAGCGCGACTTTTTCAGGAGACATCGCCCCGAACCAGGCCAGCGCCACGGCCAGCCAGTAGGCGATAAACGTGGTGATTTTCTCCAGGCTCAGTCCCATAGGTTTACGGATTCTTTTGTGGGGGCGCTATTCACCTCCGGCATCTCTACCGGCGTGCCGTGAGGCAAGATAACGCCTAACTCCGCGAGGCCAGGATTGGCCTTCAGAACGGCTTCAACGACGCCAGCCGTGCGCCCATAAAAGCGGGCGCAAACGGCATCAAGCGTGTCCCCCTGCATTGCATAGATTTTCATCAGACGCTCCCAACATCCGGTTTCCAGGTACCGTAGAGTTTCCCGGGCCAGCAGGCTTTACGCTATCGCTGACAGATGGACAATCGCGGGCACAACAGATCGTCCGCGAGAGGCGAAGCGTGATTCAACGGAAGCGCAAAACAGGAATGAGGGTGTTGGTACGGGCGATGACGCCGGGGCTAGCGCCAGCTCTCGTCTTCCCAGACTTCCCGGAGGATAGCGTCCAGCGCCTCGCGATCGGCTTCTTTTTCAAGCCCCTGGAGCTCGACCCCCGTCACCGATCCGATTTTCACATTCACCCGCGATGACGGAAACAGAGATCGTATTCTGCGGGTCAGTTCGCACTGAAAGGCCTCAACGACGGCATGGCCAATCTGCTGATCTTTATCGAGAGTAATGTTCACCCGAACGTTGCCCTCTTTTTTGATTCGTTCCGGAACAGGCGATGCTGAGAACACAACGGTAAATGCGTTGTTCTTGATTAAATTTCCCCGCGCAATCTCAGCAATCAAATTCAGGGCAATCTCACGATCTCTTTCCTGACACGTTCCTTCCGTCGTCAGTCGCGCAATCAGCTCGACTCGTTCAATCATGACCTGCTCGTTCAACTCTCTGTCCACACAACCTCCACCACGAGATACTGTATAAACATACAGTAGCACGTATTCATAAAAAGAGTGAAGCGAAAAATCAGAACCCTTAACGGTATGTACATGATATGGATGGAGATTAGCGGGCTCTCTGGGCGAAGAGATCCGTTAAATACCCAATACGTTCAAGGATTTTCCGCGCCTTTTGCTGGTAAGAACACGGTGCCGGAAATAGCGATCCGTCGGCTGCGCCTCTGCACCATTTATCGTTAAAGCGGCTGATGCCTCCCGCCATCAGATGCAGGGCTTCTGCCCGACTGATGGCTATCCCGGTGGCGAGCCGTATCTCATCGATCACCTTCTCCGGAACCCCGTTCTGCGGGTCGCTCGCGAAGACGACGGGCGCTGTAGCGCCAGGGCGGATGAATTTGATGCGTTCGGTTAACGCCCGTCTTGCACGTCGGCTGAGGGGTTGAGAAAGATCGGTCTGCGTACAGTTATTGACAGAACTCCGAGAGGATACGGGCGCGTCCTTAAGATCTGCGGCCCGCTTCGGCACAATTTTCCACTGCGTGAGCCGGGTTAAAACTGGGCTGCCCGCGCCAACGGCGGAATCGTACACGCCGCGGATGCGGACCGTTTCCTCGCCGTACTGGTTAAACCCGGCGTGCGGTTCATACAGCGTGCGCACCTGTAAATCATCGCGACGCACAAACGGCCCGCCCTGCGCAGTAACGTAACCCGCCCAGTCCCCGGCGTCGGCAGCCTCCTGGACGGCGGCAAACTCAACGCTCAGACCGCGCGCGGCCTCGGTATCCACCAGACGCCGCAGCTCGCGGTAGACCGTTACCGGCGCGCCGCCGATGAACTGAAACTGGCGAATGTGCCAGCGCCCTGCCCAGGCCGACACGGCGGACGCCGTCTCCTTCAGCAGCCCGCCGCTTTCGCTATCGGTCTCGCCATCGAGCGCATAGCCGTCGATATTCTTTGAGATGTATTTGGCGATATAGCCGGTAGCGCTGCCTTTCTGCGGATCGATCGCGTCCGCGTGAAAGCGCGCCTGTCTGGCGCTTTCGCTCTGCAGCTCGGCAGCAGCATCCTGCCGGGCATAATCCCCGATAATTCGGCGAACGCATTCAACGTCTTCCGGCAGCATAAACATCAGCATGTGCCAGTGGGGCGTACCGTCGTGGTGGGGTTCCGCAACGCGGATACCGAAGATTCGGTGCCCGTCACGGTGGAGCTTTGCGCGGATACGCGCCCAGAGACGGGTAAAGTAGATTTGCGTATCCGCCGGGCTGGCCCCGTTCCACTTCGCGCTGGGGAAACCTGATTTCAGCGTCGCGTGATACTGCGCGGGCGCGGTTAAGGTATAGAACTCGCCCACGTAGCCCAGCGCCTCACAGATATTTTCAAATCCGCGGATGCGGGTCATCAGTTCACAGCGACGTATCGCCGGGTTGGCCACCGAGCTGTCGTATTTTTCAATCAGGCTGATGCGGTTGCCCTCTTCATCTTCCAGCTCCATGCCCTTGAGAAATTCGCGCGTGCGGCGCTTCTGCTCGCGCCACTCGGTCACGCAGCGTTTGCTCGCATACGCCGCTTTTCGCTTGCTGACGTTGCCGAGGGCAATTTGCAGATGCTCGCGCCAGGCAGCCGCGACCCGACGCAGACGCCCGCGCCACCACGCCTCGGAAAACATGCGAATCACCGCCGCGGCAACGTCATCTTTGTTGAAAAACGTCTTCGACACCCGCTCCCAGTGCGGTGGCGACACGTTGAACTGCCGGGCAATCAGTCCGGCGCGCTGATACCAGACGTACAGCGTCTGGTATTCGCCCATTTCAGCATCGTTAATATTCGCCAGCTCGCCGCGAATAAAGCTGGCGATATCTGCGGCCAGCAGGTCGATGTCCGCGCGGGTCATATCCGGAAGGCGGTTATAGCGGGCAACCAGTTCGACCATCCGCGAGGCAAGGTATTGCAGAAGCTGCGTGTCGAAATGGCCGCCGAACACGGCCCTGGAGACTTCGTCGTGCAGGCCTGTGCAGGCATAACGTTCAGAGACCCGCCGCAGGCGAGGCAACATCCTTTTGCAGAAGCGGATCAAAAAGGCGTTGGCCTGCGGGCTGCCCCGATGCTGTTCGAGGGCGTCAACCGTGCGCCAGATTTCGAAGCGTACGCAGTCGGGCTGCTGTGAGAGGGCAATTCTTGCCTGCTGCAGCGACGCGAAAAGGCGATCGCGGCGCTGCTGTTGGGCATGGGTGAGATAAGGGCTGGCAATGGCCGACCGTGGGGCATTCCACGGATAAGCAAATGACGTAGCCAACTTATCCTCCCCGGACGTGTTTATTTTTTATCTCTGCGATCTCCTGGCAGGTTACGCACAGGGCTACGCCGGGCACCGCTATTCGGCGCGCCTCCGGTATCGGCGCCTCGCAGTCCTCGCAGAGGAAACGCGAAGGCGATACGGGTCGTCTGCGGGCGCGATTAATGTATCGCTCTCTGTCTTCCTGCTCGCGCGCCTGCGCAAGATCGATAAAATCGGCCATCAGTGCAGCTCCTGGGATTCACGCTCATAGCGAGCCGCCTCGTGGCACAGCAATTCGGCAACGTCTTCTCCGCTCATGCCGGTTTTGTAGATATGGCTCGCCAGCGCCTCCAGACGCAGGGAGACCGCGAGGGCTCGCGCGCATCGTTCCTCTGTTTTTGCCTCTGCCAGCAGGCGTTTCAGTTCTTCACTTCCGGTGGGATAAGGGCGGTTTTCACTGTTTCGCATCACGCGTTCTCCTTAATTTCAGGCAATAGGGTGCCCGGCGGGTTTACGCCATTAGTTTTTGGGTTGGGTTATAGCGGCATGGTCAGCCGTTCAGGGAATAAACTCACAACAGCACGAAAATGGTTCATGGCGTTAATCAGCGCCCGTTTCTCTTCGGTCGTCAGCTCGCTGATATCGCACTCGTGGCGGGCGACGGGCAATCTCGCCAGGAAAAAGAGGGCGGCCAGCGCCCTGCTGTTCTCCTCAAAACAGGGATCGCGCTTATCGCGCAGCTCAGCCATAAACCGCGCCAGATCTTTTCCGCTATCGCCCCCGTATCGGGCGCGCAGTTCAGCGACGTGGTTAAGCCCGCTAAGACGCGCTCCCACGCTAAGTGGAACCCTTGCACGGGCAGCTTCTATCGCCATATCTCCCCTCGCGTAAATTCACGCACGCTAGTGCGCTGAAAACGGGCACAGCACGGTTTTTTCCGCCGTTTGATGATTGCGATTTCAGATGCCATGCTGCATGATTCCCATTTTGATAATGTCTGCAATCATTAGCCTCTGTTTGCCAACGCCTGCCGCTGATTGCCCGAATTTGTAATGATACTAATACCCAAATGAGTATTAGTAAACACCCAAAGGAATATATTTTGATTTTAGATTCTCAAGTGAATAATGAAGAGTTACTCGATAGAATCTGTCAGGTATATGGTTTCACGCAGAAAATCCAGCTGGCCCGGCACTTTAATATCGCCGCCAGCTCGCTTCAGAACCGCTACGCGCGCGGTACCGTCTCTTACGACTTTGCGGTTCAGTGCGCGCTGGACACCGGCGCCAGCCTCCGCTGGCTGATGACTGGACAAGGCGCGCAGTTTGAAGGTAACCCCGCGCCGGGCGATCCGGTTTCGGTTTCCACATTCACACTGAGTGATGGAAAGCTGGAAAAAAATACCACTTTGAGTATCGATTCTGGTTTCTTTAGCAAACCGCTGGCTCGCGGCATCGCCGTTCGGGCGGAGGGGAAGCTGCACTTTATTGAAAAAGAAGCATCGTTAACCGACGGCCTGTGGCTGGTTGAGATTGAAGGCACCGCCAGCATCCGCGACCTCACGCTGCTGCCGGGTAAAAAACTCCACGTGGCGGGCGGCAAGGTTCCGTTTGAATGCGGTATCGACGAGATTAAAACGGTGGGTCGCGTAGTGGGGATTTACAGCGAGGTTAGCTGAGGCGGCAAGATTCAAGGCTGACGACGCTCGTCAGCCTTTTGATTGATTTTAAACGTTATTTTTCGATGTAGTTGTATGAAGTCAAAATTCCTTTGTCAGAAAAATCAACGGATAGCTGCTGCTTGCGGTCCAAATTAAGTGGAATGATGAGATAGATACGACGGTCGAGGATCTGCGACGTATATTCCCAGTGGCGCGTATTATTGTAGTCAGCCGTATTTGCAGGCACGCCAAAAGCAATCAGTACATCTTTGCGGGTCGTGACCTCTGGGATCAGCTTCTGCTTTATCTCTTTTTCAGAATACTGCGCCAGGCTTGTTGCCTTAGTTCCATCGTAGTTTGATGCACAAGAGGTGCTCAGGAGACAGACTAACGCCACGCCTAAGACATTCATGGTTCTCAC